CTGTTGACGCCCACGCTCAGCCCTCGTTGCCACTCGGGCGGACAGGGTACGAGGCGGCGCGCAACCCGACGTAAGCGTTCGAGTACGTGCGGGCGTGGTTCAGGTACAGGGTCCACAGCCCAGCGCCCGAGCTGTCGTTCCAGCCGCCGCCAGAGAGCGGGCAAAGCTCATTGCGGATGTACTGATAGAAGTAGTCTTGACCGAACAGGTTCGTGCCGGCGCTGCTGATCCCGCCAGCCTTCGGCACGCCGAGGCCGCGACGCCGCCAGTCATCGCCGTCGGCCGCTGGGTCAAGGGCCTGGCTGGCGGTGTTGCCAAAGCGCAGGCCGGCGGCGTTGTTCGGATAGTCAGTGCGCAGGTTCAGCGCGATCGGCTGCATCATCGCGGCCACGCCCGTCGCGCCGAAATGGTCGGTGGCCAGCGTATTGCCGCCGGTGAAATCCTTCATCCGCGTCGAGTCCTTGGCGACGTGGAACTGGCCCGTCGTCAAGCTGCCGCCCGTGGTGAAGGCCCCGAAGGCCGTGCCGTTCACCCCGTCCAGGGTCACCGTGTTGGCGTCCACGACCGTGACCGTGAAGATCCGGTCGTTAAGCTGGGTCATGCCGCCGACGCCGGCCACCAGGGCGACCGCGCCCGTCGTCAGGCCGTGGGCCGCGATCGTCAGGGCCACCGGGTTGGCCTGGGTCGCACCGGTGATCGTCTTCGACGTCGCCACGCACGTCAGGCCCGGCGTGATCTCCCACATGTTGCCGTTCAGGTCGACGACACCGCAGTTCTGGCCGTTGTGGGCGGTCTTGGCGAAATTGCTGGCCGAGCCGGTCAGGGCGCTGTTGGCCCCGCCCGTGGTGTAGCCGTCGCTGGTGAAGGTGACGGTGTTGTCGTTCTGGTCCTTCAGGGCGTTGTTGTTATTGCCCTTGGGGAAGTTGATCACGCCAGCCGCGTCGTACCAGGCGCAGGCCGCCGCCGAAGTGGCCGCCTGGCCGTGGGCCAGGCTCAGCAGCGCCAGGGCGGCGAAGATGAACCGCGAGGCCGGGAAGAACTGCGCGCCCCGCGTCTTGGCCGCCGCGAACGCCCCGCCATAGGTGTTCGACGGCGCGCCGGTCAGGGCGTTGAACGGATTGTGCGCCGCGTTGCTGGAGAGCGGTGCGCCCAGCTTGATCGACGAGGCTTTGCCGCTGTTGTTGCTGCACTGGTACTTATCGACCATGAAGCCGGGGCAGATCTCGCCGCCGTCGATGAAGGCGCGGTGCAGGTTGTAGCCGGCCGCGATGGCGGCGGCCTGGTTGGGGAACGCCGACAGCGGCTTGATGTCGACCGAGTTGACGCCATAGGCGCCATAGGTCGGGTTGTCCACGTGGCCATAGCGCTCATAGAACGCCGGGACCCACACCATGATCGACCCGTCGCTGTACTTGTAGTTGCCGTACTCGTCCGAGCCGATCGCGAAGGTCCCGGCCAGCGGGCTGAAGCCGGCGGTCAGGGTCGGGCAGACGCCGACGCCGAAGCCGATCCGGCCCGGAACGCCGATATGGTTGACCTGGACGTCCAGCATCGACAGGCGGGTCAGGGTGTCATTGTCCAGCCAGTTGCGGTCGATCTTCCCCAGGCCGTCGGCCAGCGGGATCTTGCCGGCCGCGCTGACCAGGCTGGCCGTGCCGCCCGTCACCACGGCGGCGGCCGAGGCGGCCGATGCGGCGGCGTCGTTGGCGCTGTTCTGCGCCGATGTGACGATCGTGCCGGCGCTGTTGACGACGCCTTGGGCCAGGGCCGCTTTCGCATTGGCGTTGTCGGCGGCGGTGTTGGCGGCGGCGGTCGCCGTCACCGCCAAGGCGGTCTTGGCGATGCTGTCGGTCGTGGCCGCGACCGCGAGGCCGGCCTTCTCATTGGCCAGCGCCGCCGCGTCGTTCGCCGCCCCGGTGGCGGTCACCGCCAAGGCGGTCTTGGCGATGCTGTCGGTCGTGGCCGCGACCGCGAGGCCGGCCTTCTCATTGGCCAGCGCCGCCGCGGCGTTCGCCGCGCCCGTGGCTGTGGCGGCGAGAGCGGTCTGCGCCACGGCGGCGGCCGTCGCGGCAATCGCGTCCGCCGTGGCCGCGCCCGCGAAGTCGGCCGCGTCGTCGGGATCGGTGACGAACCCGCCCGCGCCCAGCCAGGCCCCGGTGGTCGGCTTGGGGCCGCCTTCGCCCGCCCAATCGATCACCTTGACCAGGCGGCGCGGAGGATCGGTCTCGTCGTCGGTGGCCATGACCGGCGTCCAGCCGTTCCAGCCCGCCGCGCCGCGCGTGCCGCGCACGACACGGGCCTGCAGTGGCGAACGAACGACCGTGTACGAGGGGCCGGTCGACGGCAGCGGCAGGCTGGTGAACGCGCCGCCGACCGAAAGGCCGGTCTGCACGCGCAGCGTTCCGACGAAGACCACTTCGGTGACGCCGTCCGGGCGGGTCCAAGACTGTTCGAAGTCATAGACGCCCTCTTCCCAGGTCTGGAGCTGCGGCGCGCGAACACGCGGCCCGACCAGGTTCGGAGCGGTGACCGACAGCGTTTCGTCTTCGGTCGACAGCAGGATCGGCTCGACCGGCGGCGCCAGCGGGTCGACCTTGCGCCGCTTGAGGGTCAGATAGTGGTCATAGGTGGTGACGTCTTCCGGCGTGCTCTCGTCGCCGATGGTGAAGGCGATATCGAGAAACCAGTCGCCATCGGTGAAGACGGTGTCCAGGCTGTCGCGAAGGGTCGCGGTGCTCATGTCGGCAAGGCTCCAGGCAGGGCGAGGCGCGCCGACGGGTCACGTCGGCGTCGGGAAGCGAACCGGATTCGCCGCGCTATTCGGCGGGCGGGATCAGGTCGGGGTTGGCCGGCGGATCGTCGGCCGGATCGGGCGTTTCCGTTTCGCCCAGCCGGCGGCGCATGGCGGCGATGATCCCGGTCGCCCGCGCGGTCTGGCCAAGGGCGTGGAAGCCGTGCTCCTCGGCCAGCCGCGCGAGCTGGGCGCACAGGGTTAGGCCGTCGGTCCGCAGTTGGTCGGCGGCGGCGTAGAGCGCTTCACAGCCATTGACGACGCGATCGACACCCGACGGCGAATAGGCCGCCAAGGCGTCGAAGGTGACGGCCGGAAGCTCAGCGCCATGGTCACGGATGAAGGCCGCGATCGCGGGTGCAGCGGAGGCGAAGCCCCCGTCGAGAAACAGCATTGAACTCTCCTGAGTGTCCGGAGTGACGGGCGCAGGCCGCGTCAGGCGTACCAGTCTTCGAAGCCGGGATAAGCGAGGTCGAAAGCCTCGACGGTCGCGGGCAACCGGCCATCGCCGAGCATCGCGAGGTCGCCCAGGGGCGACCCGTGCAAGCGGCGCGCGACGCCGCCTTCGTTGACCGCCGCCAGGGCGTTGACTTCCGCCCCCTCGCCGCGAACGAGACGCTTCATGTCGCCGGGGCCATAGATGACGATGGATTTCATCGTTGCAGCTCCAGAACCATGACGCTCGTATTGTTCGCGTGAACCGCGCCGCTCCCCGGTGACGCCTGATAGGACACCGTGTAGGTGCAGCTCCCGGCGCCCGGCGTATGCGTGGCGAGGAAGCTTCGGCTATCCTGCCCCCACCCGGCGGGGATCTTCATCGAAGCGCCCTTCAGCGGCACGCCGTTGCAATAGAGGATCGCGCTCGCGCCCGCCGTCGGGTCCCAGCTATCGACGCCAGCCTCGGCGACCACGTGGACGATGTGCGCCCCGCCGTTCGAGTTGTAGGCCATGGAGAAGTGAAGGGACGGAGATGTCCCGAAGTCCATCCGGCCCGCCGCCTCGCCATACGCCACACGGCTGACAGCGTTCGGCGCGATGAGGGTCGTCGTGACCTGATTCTGGGTCGCGAGCGTGCCTTGCCCCGAAAACCCGGCGGCGATGTTGTAGATCGTCCGGTCGGCCCCGTTGATCCAGACCGAGCCGTTGTAAGCCCACATCGCGATGGCGACGCCGGAGCCGTTCAACTGCACCCAGATGTCGTTCACACCCGGCGACGACGGAGCCGTCGTCTGGCGATAGACGATCACCCGATTGGCGTAGTCTTCCGGCCGGCCGACACCCGTCACCTGGGTCGCCCAGACGACCCAATTCTGCGTCGCGAGCGAGCCCTGGCCGGAGATCCCGGCGGCGATATTGAATCCTGTCTGGTCGGCGATCTGGAGCCAGCCAGAGCCGGACCAGCGGAACACCCTCCGGCTCGGGTCGTCCGTGTCGACCCAGAGATCGCCCACCGTCGACGCCGTCGGCGTGCTGGTCTGATAATAGACCTTGACCTTGCTGTCGGCGGTCGACTGCGCCGCGGTCGCGAATTGGATCGCCTGGACGGCGGCGTTGTTCGAGGCGTCGACCCAGCTCGTTCCGTCCCATTGGAAAGGCGCGTTGCCGGCGTCGGTCTTGAACCAGACGTCGCCACGTTCCGGCGAGGCCGGGGCCGTGGCCTGATAGTAGACGGTCAACAGGCCGTCTTCCGTGCCCATGGTATCGAAGGCGAACGAGCCCGCGACGACGTCGTCCAGATCCGTCCAGTCCGACCAGACGCCCATGATCGAGCGATAGGCGATCTGGACGTTGTAGGTCGTCGCCGAGGTCAGGCCGGAGGCCAGCTCGATCCGGCGCTCGACGTCATAGTCCAAGGGGTAAGGGACGGGCCCGACCCACTTCGGCGCGCCCGCCGGCCTGTACTGGACCAGCAGGTCGGCGACGTTCGGATTCGACGAGGACCCAACGATCGTGACGGCCGGAACCGACACGCCGTTGTCCGTTAGCGTGGCGCCGGTCGCGACCCATTCCTCGATCGTCGGCGCGGGCGGAACCCGGCTGGCGGCCTCCAAGCTGGGCGTCGGCGGCGGCGTCGTCGTTTGGCCAAGGCAATAAGGATGCTTGGCCGCCGTCTCGGACCGGCACTGGAGCGTCACGACGCCGGAGGCCGGATCGAAGGTCCGTCGCAGGACGATGACGTCCTGATTGACCAGGCCCAGCTCCGGAACGTTCGCCGTAAGGCAGTCGCCCGCCCGGTAGCCCAGGAAGGCCGGGCCGAGCGTGAAGACCAAGGGCTCCAGCTCGCGGCTGTTTTCGATGTCGTAGCGGGCGAGCTGCGCCGCCTGGATGACATCCTGGACCAGGGTGTAGTCGACTTCCCGCGTGCGCTGGGCGCCGTCGAAGGCCACATGCTCGGCGACCTCGATCGGCGCGGCCGACACGACCTCCCAGTTGTGCGCTTCGCTGCGATAGCGGGCGATGATCCGGTTGATCCGATCACGCCGCCCCTTGGTCCCCGCCGCCGAGGCCTCGCCGACGATGTCCGACGACTTGATCAAGCCGATGGACACGCGCGGCGCGTTGACCACGCAACCGATCTGGGCCCCCATCGGGACACAGTACCCGCCGCCGGCCTGGGCCATGGCCTGCATCACGGACCACTTGTCGTCCGTCGAATAGACCGTGCCCCCGATCTTCCATCCGTTGGCGTCGGCGACATTGGCCGCCTCGACGAACTGATTGACCAGGATCGCCGACAACGGCGCGCCAAAACCCAGGACGCGCTTGCCGTTCTGGACGCGGCCGATCGCCCAGGTCAGGGCGTGCAGCCAGGGGTTCTCGGAATAGACGTAAGTGCTCTCGACGCCAGCGCGGCACGCGCCCGACCCTCCCGGATAGGTGCTGTCTAGTCGGGGGTCGTAGACCTTGACGCCCGTCAGCACCCATAGCGGTTGGATGTCGCCGGAGAACTTCTTGGTGTCGTACTCGCAAGCCGTCAGGGCGACGGCATAGCCGGTCATCTTGTGCGACAGCGTCCATTCGGGCGGGTTGCCCCCATGGTTCGCTGGCGTGTCCTTCGAGCCCGTGGCGGTGAAGCGCAAGGCGGTGTCGCCAGGCGCGCCGAGGCGCCGGACCTGCCACATGCGGTTCAGATAAGTCCCGCTCGCGCCCTCGCCGCTATCGGCTGTGAAGCTGACAAGCTCGTTGTTGGCGTAGAAGCCTTCAACGCCCGCGATCGGGCCGCCGCCCGACAGGATCGAATAGAGCAGCCGATACTTGTTGTTCTCCGGCGTGGTCGTTCCGTAGACGATCCGCCCGCCGACGGCCGTCCGCCCGACGGCGTAAGGGATGCCCGCTTGCGGATCATAGGTCTGCTGAACAGGGTTTCCGCCCGTCTGGACGTCTGGGCGCTTGGTCGTCAGCGCGCCAAGCGCGGCAAGACCCGCGCCGACCTGGCCCAGGGTAGCCACGGAAACGCCGAAGATCGTCCCGGCCGCGATCGAAGAGCTGGCCGCCGCCGCGCCCAACAGCCCTGCCCCAGCGGCGGCCCCGACGCCCGTCGCGATCAGCGCCGCCCCCGCGATGACCGCGCCAACTTTGGCGATCGACTTACCCACGGGCGGCGCTCCAGACGATCGCCTCGTCGGTCGTCGGCTGAATGATGCAGGCTTGATCGCTCGAAGCGTGCCAGCCCAGCGCCCGGCCGTTGCCGACCGCGACCCACAGAGCGATCAGGCCGTCGACACCGGGAACGCCGATGATGTCCGCCGCCTGGGCGAAGGCCAGTGTCACGCGGGGCAGACCCATGCCGTCAAGCGCGGCCTCGATCGAACCATGGCCGCGGGCCTTCAGCAGCTTCAGCCCCGCCCGCAGCGTGCGATACTCGCCAGCCTTGGGCAGATCCACCTTGTGACCCATCTTGCGAAGCGTAAGCCCCGCCATGCGGATGCAGTCGTTAGTTCCGTATTTCAGGCTCGCGCCCTTGAAGCGCGCGACAGCGGCGCGGGCGGCGGCCTGGCGGCGCACCGGCAACGGCAAGGAGCTGGGATTCATCGCACATAGCCCGCCTGACGAAGCAAGGCCGTGGCGCGATCCGTCGCGCTCGTCCCGCCCGTCACATTGATCACTGGCCGCCCGCCTTCCGCGCCCCACGGGAGGCTCGTCGGGTCGACCGTTACGAACTCGAAGCCCTGTTCACCGGGCCAGATCGACTTGTGGAAGCCGTCGTTCAAGCGCGCGCCCTCGTCCTGTTCGAAACATCGCTCCAGGACCGACACAACCTCGACCGCCACCAATCGTTGACCGCGCGAGACGTTCAGCGTGCAGGTGTCCAGCTCGCCGGAGAACAGGACCAACGGGTCGGGGACGACCTGGCCGGTCGACCGGTTCAAGGCCCCGACCATCAAGGTCACTGGCGAGCCTTGGAACGAAGGCGAAGAAAGGCTGACCGCCGCCGTGTCGTCGGGCGGATAGAAGGTCAAGTTCAGGTGCGGAGCCTGCGCCGGATCGCCGTCGCTGAAGGACTCGCCCAGCGAAGCCGTCCCAAAGGTCGGATCGCGACCGAGGTACAGTTCGCCGCCGATCAGCAGTTCACCGGCCCCGTCCAGCAGGCGGATCGTATAGGCCGGGAGCTGGACCTTCAGGCAACCGAACAGGGTGACGTTGGCCGCCGCAAGCGCGGTGGCCATGTCTGGCGTCAAGGTCATGGCGGCTATTCCCGCTCGACCAGGGTGAAGCTGAGACCGACCGAAGTCGCCAGCTCGACCGACCAGCCGAGATCGCCGCCCTGAACCATCCCGTCGATCATGGGCGCGGCCAGCTCGATCACGGCATTGTCGGCCGGACGAACACGAAGCATGGGCTCGATCGACAGCGTGACGGCCCCGCCAGCGCTCGCGGTGGCGTCGCTGGCGACCTGATGGATGTACCGCCGGCCATTATGGATGATCGAGAAGAACCACCCTTCCTTGACGCCCTTGGCGGCCGGCAAGCCGTCGATCGCCAGGGATGTTCCGGACTGTCCCGCGCCGTTCACGCGGGGCGCGCCCTCGGCTCCCACCACGCCGGCTTGAGGCCACGGGAAGAGCGCCGAGCTGCGCTTGGCCTGGACCAGTCGCGCGACCCAGACCCGCGCCTCATCGACGTCCAGGACCGGCATGGTGACCTCAAGCCCCCAGCGCGAGCCCAGGCGGTCTAGCCTCTGGACAGCTCCGCCCAAGGCCGGCGTGAGGTCGCCGCCGAAGTCGATCAGGTACGGTCGCGCCGCGTCGGGCGCGATGTCCGTCGGAAGTGCAATACTCACGCCTACCTCGCGATCCGATAGCGGCTGTCGACCCTCGCCTGGGCGACCGCTTTCGCCGCCCCGGCCTCGGAACCCGCCCTGGCGGCCTGGACGGCTCCAGGCGCGGCGACCTGTTCGACGCGCGTGTCGAACAGAGGGCTCGCTTCGGTGACGACCTTCACGACGCGATCGTGGACGACCACGCGAGACGCCGCGGGACGATTGAGGCCAGCCGCCGCCGTCAGGGCCCGGTTGTTCATGACCTCGATCCCGCCGCCAGGCTTGGCGCGGACGGCCTCGACGCCGCCGTCGTTGACGATGCCCCATTGTCCGGCGGGTATGGTTCCGCCATCCGCGAAGAACCCAGCGAAGAACGACCCGACCTTGCCCAGGTCGCCGCCGCCCGACGTCAGCTTCTTCGCCAGGCCGGACGCCAGATTATGGATCGTCTCGGCGGCGAGCTGGCGCGCGAAATAGCGAGCGACGCCGGGTCCGCCCTCTTCGAAAGCCGCCCACAACCCGCCCTCGATCGTGTCGGCCCAGAAGGCTTGCGTCTCGGCCCGCGAGCGGTCCAGCGCCTCCCGCATGTCGGCCATTCGGTCTTCGCTACTGACGAAGCCGTCAGGATTGCTATCCGGCTTGGTGACAGCGTTGGCGACGCCGCCGAGATTGTTGACCAGGTCGAAGATCGTGTCTTCGTCGACGGCGATCGTCTTGGTCTTGAGGTCGATGACGCCCTTCTTCTTGCCGCCCGAACAAGACCCCGCCAGGGCCCGCTTCAGATCCTCCGGAAGGTCGAACGAAAGATCGGTTTCGGCTTGCTTGGCCGCGGCATCCTTCCGCGCGTTCATTTCCCCGGCCAGGATGCCGAGAGCCCGACGAGCCGGCGTCGTGTCGGCCCCGAAGTCGCCATACATCGTCTGGGCGTACTCGCCCTTGCGCGACTGGTCGCGTCGCAACAGCGCTTGAAGCTTCGCGATATCATCGCCGCTCATATCGCGGACCACGGACGGATTGGCGATGATCTGGTTGACCAGCTTGACCCGGTTCGCGCCGGCCACGGCGTCTAAGGCGCCCTTTATGCCGATGGCGCCATAGGCCACGCCGCCCAGGACGAGCGACCCGCTCAGTGCGGCTCCGCCGAGGCCAAGGCGCGCCGCCGTTCCCGCCGCCGCGCCTTGCGTCGCGCCCTGCGCCGCGCTCGCCGCCGCTTGTGCGCCCGCCGCCGCCGCGACAGCGCCCCGCGCTGCGTTCGCGAACTTGATGACCTTGGCTAGGCCCTCGATCAGGGCGGCGATCGGCCCCCCGGCCGCTACGAGCCCAAGGAAGGCCAGCCCAGCGATTTTCACGCCGTCCGGCATCTTGTTGAATTCGGTCAGAAGCGTCTTAGCGGCTATAGCGGCGTCCGTAGCAACGGGCAGAAACGACTTACCAAGCTCAGCCGCCGCGTCACGGAATGCGCCCTGCGCCGCCTTGGTCGCATTAGCGAGGCCGTCCTTGGTCCGAATCGCGTCCCCTTCAGTTTGAGCCGTGCCGCGCATGATGATGTTCAACCGCGCGATGGCCTTGGCCGCCTCTGGAGCTTGCTCGGCGTTGCCCTTGAAGCCCAGCTTCAGCAGTTCGGCCTTAACGGCCGTCTCGTTCAGGGCGACGCCGAACTTCTTCAGCGGCTCGGCCTCGCCGGAGATCCCAGAGATGATGGCCTGATAGGCCTCGGCGTCCTCGACGTTGAACAGGGACCCGATATCGACAGAGCGCTTTTGAATGGCCTCCGTCAGGCCAAGCGCCTTGTCGGCGTTGATCCCGATGCCGGTCAGGATCAGTTGGGTCTTGGCCATGTTGGCCTGGGTCTCGTCCAGGGCCCGACCGACCGTCTTGCTGTAGCTGACGGCGAACTTCTGGGCTTGCGGCGTCAGCTTGCCGAACGCGACCTCGAAGGCGTTGGCCGTCTCGCTCGCGTCGCTGGCCGCCTTGGTCGCGTATCCGACGATCGCGCCGAACGCCAAGCCGGCTGTTAGCGAGGCCTTACCGAAGCCGCGCCCCATATCCGCCGCGAGCTGGTCATACTCGCGCTGGGCCTTGCGCGTCGTGTCCTTGACGTTGCCAAGAACCCGCTCGTTCGCCTTTTCCAGGCGCCGGAGGTCCGCGCCGACCTGATAGACGAGCTGTTCGAGATCGGTCCTGCCGGCCATCAGCGATGCCTTTCAAGTCTGGCGCGGTGTTCTTCTGGAGACGGCGGCCTGGCCTTGGGTTCGGCCCCGTGCGCGCGATTGTGTCCGTCCAGGCAAGCCTCGAATTGCCAGAGGCTCATGGCGTCGACGTCGGCCGGGCCCAGACCCATCGCCGCGCCGTTGCCGTAGATCATTGCGAAGCGGAGCTTGCCTTTCGGGAGCGGGGCTTTCTCCGGGAGCCCGCCCCCTTGGCCTCCCCCACCGTTTCGTCCGTCACGTCGCCGAGACCGGCCCGCACGATCGCGAACGCTAGGGCCAGATGCGCCTTGAAGTCGACGACCTCGTCGACGCGCCGCTGGACCAGCGCCCTCGCCTCGAGTTCGCTGCGCCCGCCGCCGATCAGGCCTTGAACGATCACCTCGCGCATGTCGTCCACGCGCCAGTCGCCGATCATGCCAACAGCGGCGGCCTGGGCGAGGGTGAATCCCTTTTCCATGGCCATCGCGACAGTGACGAGCCGGCGATAGATCTCACCAGGCCCAGCGTCGCAGCGCTCTTGAATCCTCCGCCATTCGCCGAGGCGAAGGCGGAAGACCGTTTCCTCGTCGCCCCACTGAAGGACGACGGACCCGTCGCGGCTCATGGGTTACGAAGCGGCGAAGGTATAGTCGGTGTCGGCGATGGCCAGGGCGATCGAGAACGTCTGGTCCTCGCCCCGCGTGCCCCCCATGGTGATGCTTTCGATCACCCATTTGCCGGTGATCGTGTAGCCATGCAGCGCCGTACCGGTGTCGTTGATGACCTTGCCGTTGAAGGCCGCGCCCGCGAGCTGGAGCTGGATCAGCTTCAGCGCCGAGGCGGCCGACGCGGTCCCGGCGCCCGTGAAGCGGATATCCGTCGCCTTGACGCGCCGCTTGGACTTCGCCGGCTTCGACGGATCGGTGCAGTTGGCGCGCTGGCTCACGGCGATGTCGCTGGTGATCTCCAGCGAGCGATCGGTGTTGATCGTGCATTCTTCGGTGAAGGCTTCGGTCGGCGAAGCGCCGTCGCCGAACTTGAAGACGAGCTTTTCGCCCGAGACGCCCTCGACATAGGTGTCCGGCATGGTGTCCTCCTGGGATTGGCCATATCGGCCGGGTGATCAGCCGTTCCGGTGAACGGTGAAGCGATAGGTCGTCACAACGTGCTCGACGTCGGGGTTCGGGTCGCCGACCGGGACGGACGAGACGAAAGACCGACTGGAGATCCGCCAGCCTTCGAGCCCGACCAAGCCGTCCAAGACGACGACCGACGCGTCGGCGATCTCTCCGGCCGAAAGCGTCGCTTCCGGCCCCTTCGCCCAGTGGTGAAGGGTCAGGACCAGCTCGGCGCTACCCATCGGCGCGCCCTGAAGGCGTTGCGGCGGCCCGAGGGTCGTGCGCGGCCATGCATCCTCGAAGGCCTGGCCATTCGCGAAGACGGCGGGTCCGGCTTCGGTTTGCGCGACGAGGCCGCAATAGGCCGCGTCCGCGATCAGCGCCGCGACGGCGGCCTTCTGGAGTTCGTTGGTCGGACTCGTCATCGCAGCGCCGCCACGGCCTTGACGGCCTTGTTCAAGCGCCGCACGACCCTAGACTTGGCCGCCTTCTTCCGCGCCCGAATGGTCGGGTAAAAGAATGGCTGGGCCTTGGTCCCGGCATGGGCGCGAAGGTTGTTCCGGCTTTTGCCGGTGATGTCTCTCGATCGCCCCTTCGGCGCGGGCGATGTGCCGAACTCGACGAAGCGCGCGTAATAGGCCTTGTCGTCGCCCGCATAGACGGTGAACAGCAGGCCGGCCTTGCTCAGGGCGTCGCCCCTGGCCCCGAAGTCCTCCGGCGATAGCCGGAAGGCCCCGTTTGTCCGCACGCTCGGCGGCGCGCCCGCCGACCAGCCGACCGAGGCCTGGAGATCGCCATAGCGCCGCGGGGCCGCCCTGGCCACCGCCGCCGCCATCTCGCGCGCCTCGTCCTGCAGGGCGTCCGAAAGAGCGGCCCGGACCGAATTCGGCAAGGCCTGGAGCTGGCGCAGAAGACGATCCAGCCCCTTGACCTTGCTAGCCATCGGTCGCTCCCAACTGAAGGGTCAAGGTCCGCCAGCGGTCCAGACCTTCCAGGTCAAGACAGGACAGGATCTTGAAGGTCCGCGCTTCGTCGCGGGCGTCGACGACGCGAAGCCCGACCCCGCCCCCGATTGCGCGGACCTGGTTGTCGGCCGGGATATCCATGATCCAGATCGACACGCCCGCGACCCGGTCGGCGATGACCGCGTCGCCGCCGCGTTGCGGAAGCAGGCGCACTCGCCGATCCTCGACGGCCGTCGTCCACTGGTCCTTGACGACCCCGCCGACATTCTTCCCCGCCACGCGCCGCTCGATCCGGACGCGCTCGCGAAGTTCATGCCGACTAGGCGGCGTCCACGCCATCGTCGCCTCCGGCCGTCACCGCCGCGTCGCGACCATCGCGCGCCGCGCTGGCCTCTTCCCGCGAGGCGGGCTTCTTGACCGCGACGGCCCGACCCAGGCCGATCGCCTGTTCGGCGCACTCGCGGGTCACGTTGTCGACCGTCCCGGCCTTATAGGCCAGCGTCGTTCGGCGATTGGCCGCCGGGGTGAAATCATGGTCTTCAGTGAAGCGAACCCATGGCATGGCGGCTACTCCCAGCGCAAAGGCGCGATCAGCATTTCGACGCACTCGGGAAGGCCCGACGCCGCGATCTTCCAATCTGGGCTTGGCGCGTACAGGTACTCGATCAGGAACAGGATCGCCGTGCGCGCCTCGTCGGGTGCCGTGGCGGCTCCAGCCTTGAACTTGATGACGATCGCCTCTTGGGCGTCCGGGTCCAGCGCCGGCCACGACGCGCTCGACGCGGGCCGCACCGACAGAGTCTCGTCCGAAGGCGACAGGACGAAGTCAGCCGCGTTCAGAACGACGGTGTCGCCGCCGAGGGCCTGAATGGTGATCGAGAAGCCTTCCCGGACGCTCGTCGCCACGGGAAGACGGAAAGAGCGCGCCGGCCAGCACGGCAAGACCCATTCAAGGGTCTGAGTGATGAACCGGCGTTGGGTCGCCGCCTCCACCTCGGCCGTGGCGGTCTTGATCAAGCCCGTGACGACGGTGTCGTCGTCGTTGTGCAGGATGTTCAGACGCGCCTTCGCCTGATCGAGCGTGACCGGCGAGGACGTGGCGGCGGCGGCGACCCGGACCGTCATGGCTAGGCGACGATCTCGTCGACGCTGGCGGCGTCGCTGTCCGAGGCCACGCCATAGCGCGGATCGAGACCCAGCACCGTGCCGGAGATCAGCGAGGCGGCGACCGCCGGGGTGACGCTCAGCCGGAAGAACTTGAACCCGCGATCGAAGTCGAGGTCTTCCTGTTTCAGGTTGATCTCGACCTGCTTGCTGTCCTTGTTGCCGGCCTTGGTCAATTGAGTGATCGCGTGCGCGGGAACGTCCTTGGCGCCGGTCCCGTCGCTGGCCGTGGCTTGCTCCAGCTTGGCGTCGACCGTGGCCGAGGCGCCCAGCGCGCCGACGGACACGATGGCCAGATAGTTGAAGAACTTGGTCGCATCGATCCAGGCGGAGGTCTTGACCGCGTTGGCCGATTGAGGGTCGATCGCGCCGACAAGGGCGACGCGCTGCGAAGGCTTCAGGGCGGTGCTCATGTGACCGCTTCCTTTCCTGTTCGAGAGATCCGCGCGCCGAAAGCTTTGTCGCGAACTGGCGGACCGGGCGCGCAGCCAGTCCGCCAGGCGTCACCCGCGAGAACCCGACTAGCGGGCTTCGAGGGTGACGAAGTGCGACTTGGTGTTGGGGCCGTTCTTCGGGTCGACCGGCTTGGCCAGGTAGGGCTGACCGCCCAGGCGGAAGGTCCAGCGGAAGGCCTGGATGTTGTAGTCGAAGAACAGGTGGATCGAGGCGGCGAAGTCGATGCCGCCGCCTTGCTTGGTCGCGGCGTAGTACCCCGACATGTCGACCAGAGCCAAGTCGCCCAAGTCGCCGATGGTGGAGCAATGCTCCGTGTACAGCAGCGGCTTGCCGCGGATGAAGCCTTCCCACGGCGAGGTCAGGGGTTGGTTGTTCGGCAGGAAGGCCGGGACGTTGCCCAGGGTCAGGGCGCCGAGTTCCGGGTCGATGTCCGAATTACCGAGGAAGATCGGTCGACCGCCGTTGCGCAGCAGGCGAGCGTTCATCTTCAGGATGTTCTTGACCGCCAGGGTGTCGGCGGCCTGGGCGTTCTCCTTGGCGACCGTGACCAGGGCGTCCGACTTCATGAAGCCCAGCGGCTTGCCGTTGCCGTCGCCCCACATGATCGCGTCCGAGGCCTTCCAGGAAATGGCGCGGGCGGCCTGTCTCGTCAGACGGTCTTGCAGGCGCGGCGCGTCGTCGAGAACTTCCTGGGTCGCCAGAACGAAGGCGTACAGTTCATGCAGCTCGACCGTCATGCCGGTCTGGGCCGCTTTGCTGGCCACCATCTGCGAACCTTCCGAGCGCCAGTAGGCCTGAACGCCGGCCGAGCCCCACGGCGTGCTCTCGTCCTTCGCGATCTTGACGCTGTTGCCGGCGGTCGGCTCCGGCGTCACCATCGACAGCAGGTCCGGTTCGTTGAACGCCAGTTCCCAGATCGCCTGGCGGTAGTCTTGCGGGACCAGGAACCCTTCGCCCGCGCCGCCCTGGTTCTGATGGAAGCCGGCGGGGGCCGCGCCACGCTCGACGCCCTCGACCATCGCGGCCAAGCGCGGATCTTGGGCCATGCCCGTTTGGGCGTTCCGGACCGCGACGGCGAAATCGGCCAGGTTGCGGAAGCCGCCCGTGGTTTCCGGGTTCAGCTCGTTCATGGTACGGCCAGCGCCGAAGGCGGCGCGACGGCCGGCTTCGGGCGAGGCCGACGTGGCGAACAGCGCGCCGCGACGGGCGGCCCCCTCTTCGATCGCGATCTTCTTGTCCAGGTCGGCCACGTCGGCTTCGAGGGCGCTCAGCTCGGCGTCCAGCGCTTCGAGCTTCTTGTCCTCTTCTTCCGTGCGGTCCGTCTTGGCGCCCAGGGTGTTGAATTCGGCCAGAGCCGCCCGACCGCGCGTAGCCTTTTGATGGCGCTGCTGGCGGAGTTCCTTGAGGGTCATCGACCATCTCCGTTGCAGCCGGGGCAACGCGCCGTCGTCCTGTGGCCCCGGCGGATCACAGGTGGCGTTCTCGAAAGGCTGGGAGGCCTTATTCGAAGGCGAGCGCGCTCCGGCGGCGCGGCATGGACTTGGTTTTGATCAGGCCAGAGAGAACGTCGGCCATGGTGGCGACACGGTCGGCCATGCCGAGCTGGACGGCGCGCTTGGCGCTCACGGTGCGGGCCAGGCCGGCCTCGTCGGCCAACTTGCGGACATCGGCGGCGCTCATGCCGCGCCCCTTGGCAACGGCCTTGATGAAGTCGTCGTCGGCTTCCATGACGCTTTGTTGGATGGCGGCCAGCGCCTCATCCGTCAGCGGCTCGAACGGGTTGGCGTCGGCCTTGCCCGCGCGCGAACGGACGATCGTTGCCTTGACGCCGTCCATCTCCAGGGCCTTCGACCAATCCAGGTGGACCGACAGCACGCCGATCGAGCCGACCTCGCCGGAAGGCGTCACCGCTATCTCCGTCGCCTGGGAGGCGATGTAGTAGGCGGCCGAGGCGGCCAAAGTGTCGACCACGGCGATGACAGGCTTGATCTCGGCCGCCTTGCGGACGGTCTCGGCGGTCTCCGGCGTGGCGGCGTAGGTGCCGCCGGGCGAGTTCACGTCCAGCACGATCGCGCCGACACCCGGATCGGCGGCGGCCCGGTTCACCGACGCGCGAAAGGCGTCCATGCCCGGCGCGATGGTCCTACCGAAGAAGGTTAGGCCGCGAGGCGTCAGGCTTCCCAGCAAACCCACGACCGCGATACCCGCGCCAGGCGACGCCGCGCCGTCGCGCGCGTCGGCCGCAAGGCGGTTCGGATCGACAGCCAGCAGGGTTTCGCCGCTACCGTCGGCGAGCTGCGACAGCAGATTACGCATCTTGGTTGTCCTTGTTGCCGGGGTCGCTCAGCGTGCCCTTGTCCGACTTGGCGTCCTGCATGTTCGAGGGTTGCAGGTAGACGTCGCCCTGTTCGCCGATCGGGTTCATGTTTTCGAGGCGAAGAATGTCGTTGACGCTCAACCACCCCCATTGCCGGCCCGTGGCGTAAGCCGCCCAGCGCGTCTTCAGGTCGCCGCGGAGGAGTCCCGCGACGTTGAACTCGATAAAGAAGCGGTCGCGGTCTTGCCCGATCAGCAGATCCCGCGAGGCGGCCTGTTCCCAGGCCGCGATCCACGGCGCCAGGGTGTAGACCACGAACTCGATCGACTGCTGTTCGATGTTGTTGTTGGTCGCCCGCTCCAGCATGCCCACGCGGTGCGGTGGCATGTTCCAGATCGAGGCCACCTCGTAGCCGGCTTGCTTCTTGGTTTCGAGGAACTGCGCCTCGTCGTTCTGGACGTTGTTGCGGCTGTACTTGACGCCGAACTTCAGCAGGCGGTCCTTGTGACGGTTCGCGCCCGTGCCGCCAGCGCGCCACGATTGAAGGAAGCTTTGCTCGTCTTCCTTGGTCCGGAAGTTGCCCGGATGCTCCAGGACGCCACCGCCCGCACCGCCGTTGGCGAAGTAGAGCGCGCCGAACTGTTCGACGGCCAGGGCCTTGCCAATCGTCTCCCCGTCGGTCTCCCACACCGGGACGCCGCGGAGGCCGTCCCGCGTCAACGGAGCCTTACGAATGTGCAGGATCTCGTCTTCCCGGAAGACGTCATAGCCGGTGGCCGGCGATAGCCGGTTGATCCAGTAGTAGACCCAACCATCGCTCCCACGCGCCACACGCCAGACCCGGCTCGGATGAACCGGGTCCAGCTCGCCCACCGGGTACCCGTCGGTTGACGGCCGAATGATCGAGAAGGCCTCGCGCCACCAGGCGAGGTGGCGCTGTTGCTCGTCGCGGAACTCCTGGGCCGTCTGGCGACGGTTCGGGCGCGAGTGCAACACGTTGAACAGAGGATGGCCCCGCGCCGGCCGGCGCTTCTCGCCATCGAGCCGTTCGAACACCATGAACGGCAGCGTCGAAATAGGCCCCGCCAGCGCCTCTTGGCAGGCGCGAACAGCCCAATGTTTCGAGCCATTCACGTCGGAAACATGAATGCCCGCCAGCGACGGCGCGCCGATGTCTTGGGGGAAGTCCCGATTTGGCTGCATATCCCCGGCGCTGGCCTGAAGGCCAACGCCAGACGCCAGCCCAGAGACAAGGCGCTGCATAAGGTTCATGTCAGATCACCACCACGGCGGAAGCGTCGGTCGTCATCACAGATGCCTCCGGGTTGCGGGCCATGAGCTGCACGGCGTTGAAAGCAGCGATCAAAGGGTCGATCTTGGCCTTGCCGGCCGCCTGTTTGGTGATCAGCACCGCGTTGCCGCGTTGCTCGGCCTTGGCGTTGCCGGCGCACCAGGTCATGAGGTCTTGGCCGGCGTGCCACAGCGTCCCGTCGGCCAGCTTGCGCTCGGCGCTCCAGATCGCGCCCGAAAGCTTGTAGCCTTGCGGGACGGCGACGAGCTGTTCACGCGCGAGGCCAGAAGCGATGATCTCGTCGACCATGGCCGCGATGCCTTGCGGGTCCAGACCGACCGCGAACTGGTCAGGCAAGAGCCCCGCGACATGCAGCCGCGCGACGATGGCCGCCACGTCCTGGATGTCTTGGGTCGGCCGTTCGCAGATGACCAAGTCACCGGCCTTGACGAAGTCGTGCAGGCGTTCGGCGATTTCCTTGCGCCGCTCGAAGACCTGCGGATGCGCCCAGGCGCGGTTCCACAAAAGCCAGTCGCGGGTATCCTTCTCGCGCCCAAGCACCGCCAGGCCCAAAAGGTCGTCAAGGCCGCCGCCGTCGATACCGACCACGGCGACGTCGCAGCGTTGTTCGATCTCGTCCAGCGTGATGCTGTCGTCGGCGGCCGAGAGCCAATGGTCGACACCGGCCCAACGGTCCGAGTGCAGCGCCATGCCGATCTCGACATTGAGGTGCTGCGACGCCCAGCGCCGAACCTCTTCCTCGCCCTTGTCGCGGGCGCCCGCGAAGTCGTCCAGCAGGCGGTCGATCGTGATCGAGTAGCCCAGGTTCGGCAGAACCATCGGCCACAGCGCCGGGTCCATCCATAGCTTGTCGCGCGAGACCTGGATGGCCTCCGGGAACTCGTACAGGATCGGCAGCAGCCGAACCTTTTCGGTGATCTTCCCGTCGCGGACGCCGCGGGCGTACTGGAGTTCCTGTTTGAACAGGCCGGCCGGCGGCTCGTCGCTCTGGGTCGTCGTGCAGATCAGCAGGCTTTCCGGGTTGGCGATCAGGCCGCCCCGGATCTGGCCGAAGACACGCGTCGCGTAGCTGTATGTCGAGATGATGTGCAGCTCGTCGACCATCACGACGACGGGCTTCACCCCGGTCATGACCTTCATGTCGAAGGTCTTGATCTTCAGCTTGGTCTTGTTGGTCCGATCCTCGATCGTCTTCAGGTGATCGATCACCTTGAAGCGCTTTTCGAGGTACGGGTCGGCCTCGATCATCCCCGAGGCCTGCTGGAAGGCCAGGTCGGCGATATCCTGGGTCGGCCCGATGAAGAGCATTTCCGCGCGCGGGCGCTCGTTCATCAGCAGGGCGGTGATCATCACCCCCGCCGCGCCCGTCGTCTTGCTGTTCTTCTTCG